AGAGCTTGATGTAAGCGAGGTTTTGCAAGAGATACACAGCACTTTGTCTCTTTTGATTAAAGTCATGGCAGCTGGACACAATCAAATAGCGGCTAAACTTGACTTAATGATACCCTCACAAATGATGAAAGCAGATTTTGAGCAGCAGCGTGGTGTATCTGCTCCAGTCGATACTAATCCATCCAGAGAATAAGATTTTGGCTTCGGCAGCGTCTTGCGCATATGATATCCACGGATACCCTCTCGAAGCCAACCATATTGTTGACATCAACAAAATGGTCAAAGTGAGGTAGTGTATGTCACCGGAGCTTGAGGCTGGTCATACAGTCTGCGATAGTTCACTGCAAGATACCGAAGAGCATCAACAATGTGTGTTGCCCAGTTGTCCAGTGGTTTGCTTTTATAACACGCCCGAAGGTCATCGTATTCGCGCTGATATTCTCGAATGGCTCGAACCCCAATCTGGCAGTTTAACTTGTCAATTCGTAGCTTTGGAAAGATGTATCGCATCGCTTCCACACCGTCTTCAAAGTTTACTTTTGGAGTCACTTGAAAAAACCAGCCATGTTGACGAGCAATCATAAGCCTTGATTCAGCCTGTTCCCAGCCTTGGTGCGCTTGCTTAACGTCATGTGGCATAAAATGATTTCCCCATCGGCAGCCGAATGATTGTCTTATCTTCTCGACCTTATCAAGATACCACTTCAAGCCTTGGCCTGAATCGTGGACTATGTGTAGCAGGTTAATAAACTTCCCTTCCAATTGGAACATCCAACATGCTGTTGCGTCTGTGCCGCCCAAATCCCATACGGTATGTATCGGCAAACTTGGATTTGGCTTGAGCGTTGTGATACGCCCTTCTTGATCCATATCAGACATTTCGCGCGTGAAGTATGCTCCGATGTTTCCGACATCGAAATCGCAATAGAACTCTTGCCGGATATGTTCTTCGGACATTCCCATTGCTTTTGCTTCGATAATAAATGATTGGGGTATGACGCGCTGTGTGCGCTCTTCATCGAGGAATGTTTGCTCGCACGTTAAGTGTTGAACAAAGTAGCGTGGATTGTCTCGAACGGTATCTAGGACTTCCCATCCGTGGTTTTTTCCTCGTGGCGTAAACTGAAATATTTCAATACCACGGTTCTGAACCAAGATGGGATTAAGATACTGGCGTGCCAAAGGATTGTGTAGGCTAAACTCAGAGTAAATAATGGTAACGGGGTTTGTACCCATAAGGCCATTGTAGTTATTGCTTCCACCTAGCACCATCCTTGAACCGTTTATGAGTTCGATTTCCATTCGCGCTTCATTTTTCTTGGCAACTAATGCGTCAGGAATTGCCGCCAAAAATGGCCGACCGTCAAAATCCATACCCTTCCAGATTACCGCTCTTGCCTGTTGTATCAACGGGAATAGATAGACATGAGTACCTACTCTCGTTAATGCTCGCAATAACCATGCCTGAACTGAGATAACGTCCTTACCTGCTCTTCGATGAATTACTGAGCAGACGTTCTTACCTTCTCTTACGGCTTTTAAGAAGTCGATTTGGTAATGGCGGGGCACAATTCCGTATGGCACCTTAATATAAATTTCAAACTCCTTTAGTTATATCCATCCATATTTGTTTCTTTTTAATCAGGTAAACGGTTCTATGGGAAACACCATACAGTTTTGCAATCCTTGGTCCAGATAAATCTGAATGAAAAATTTCCAAAACTTGCTTAGGATTTAATTTTCCCATTTTGAATTCTTTTCTATTTTTTTGTTGATCAGATAAAGAAATCCATCTGCAATTATCAGGCGAATATCCTTTATCATTATCAATTCGGTCAATTGAAAGATTGTCTTTATACCCATTGCTTAATGCCCACTTAAAAAAAACCTTATTATCATTAAGCCATTCGTCACACATCAAAATTCCAAGACCACCATAATTTCGATAAGTCATATGATTTATGTCATAACATCGCGCTTTCATTCCAGTGTAAATTCTTCTAAGCCTATGGGGTATATTGGTTCGTTTAAGGCAGCCACAACTCTTTAATCTACTAAGATTAGATTTTTCAGACTTACAAATAGACATGCAATAATGGCATTCATAAATAACAAACCTTCTTTTTGGTTTTAAGTATCCAAGGTCTTCAACAACCCTAAAGCCATTAATTATTTCTACCACAAAAACATTCCCTAAATAATAAATGATAGTATCATTATATCATTCCATAAGGAATATTCATATGCACTAATCTATTAGCTCCACGTGAACCGTTATCTTGCCATCACGTTCAGACATGCGTTCAATGGATAGCTTATCAATCTGAGAGTCGTCAGGAAATAATCCTGCATGTTGTAAAGAATCTAATAATCCCTTAAAAATATTATCTAAATCCCTGCGCCTTTTATCAGGTGGATAAGCTTTAATACACAAACGCAGTCTATCCTCCGCAACAAAAAATCCTTGGTACGCATAGCAAACCTTAGCCACATACTCTCTGTAGTCTTGGCCTCGCTTTGATATAAAGTATCGTCCACCATTCCTGCGCCAGTACGTGTTAGCAGTTGGTGGCCACGGCAATTCGAGTTCAATCATTGGGCGATATATCTACATCGATTCCTTGCGTTCTTAAAACGGCCTCTGCTGCTTGTTCTACAGGGGAATCGTTTTTTTGTGAAACCAAATAGGCAATGCCACCTGCGGCAAGAGCTGCAATAACAATTGCAGGTTTTAAGAATTTAATAGAAAATATGTTCATATAAATATCTCCATATATTTATAGGACTGGCAGTCAAAGGAAAAGGAAGTGGTAAAAAAAACCTAAGACCGCCAGTATTTGGTTAACGCATATTACTTTGTGGCTTTACTTTCTTGCCCACTTTATTCTGTGCAGTTTCCATGCCAGTTTGGTATTTTGCGTCAAAATTAGGTTCGTACTGTACTCTATCAGGTACAAGTGTTGGTGATCGTTTGATTGGGGATGTGTCGCTTCTGTCGCGTCCTTTCATTTTTTCGTCCTTGGTTTAGTTGCCTTAGTTACTAACGCACTATATAATAAGCTGTTCCAATAAAATTATATTATTATGCGTTCTTATATAAATCTTAAATGCCATTACTGCTCTACTGAATATACCGCGAGAGAAGACCAAAAAGAAAGGTCTAAATTTTGCAGCAGAATTTGTCTTGGAAAATCTTTGTCTGGAAATACGCGAAATAAAAAAGGAGTATCCCAAGAGCAAATATGCATCCAATGTGGAACGAACTTTATGGTAAAAGCAAGCCGCATTGGGAAAGCTAAATATTGTAGTACTATTTGTTCTCGAAAAGGGTCTCTTACCCAGAGAATAGTAACTTGCCGAATGTGCCAAAAAGAATTTAAAGTAATTCATGCCCGAGTAAATACCGCAAAGCATTGCTCTCGCGAATGCTACCACGACAATCGCAGAAACACTTCCAAAGAGCCTCGTATTTGCATCCAATGTAATTCGAGTTATCCAGCAACAAAAGGTTCGGGAAAAAAGTTTTGTTCTTTGAAATGTTTTCATATACAAAAAATAAAAGATGTTCCTGTCTCTTATGCTGCCGCTAGGAAATCCATAAAAAAATCTGGAGAGCTTTCTCATTGCGAACGCTGCGGATATAAAGAAAATCCTCATATACTTGGGATTCACCATAAAGATAGAGACAGGAAAAATAACTCTCGAGACAATCTGGAGGTTCTTTGTCCTAACTGCCATAGTCTGGAGCATCTTCATCATGTTTGTCATGGATTTCAGCATTAAGCATCTTTCATTACTTCAATATTGTGCCGCATTCCTTTGCCTGATTCAGCTTTTTTCCCTTTAAGCAGTTTCATTTTGTTCTCCTTGATTTGATTCTGGTAAAACAGGCTCTTCTTGTTGTTGTTCAACTTTAGCGTTATTTAAAGCATGTTCATTTTGTTTTGTCACTAAAAAATTCATTTGATGCTGGCATGAAGCAATTGCACCTTTAATTTGTTGAATTGCGTTTTCAGTAGTGACTAATTGTTTTTCATAATTCTTAATCTGTTCGACTATGTCTTCAATTGTGAGAGTTACATCCAGCGACATTTTTATTTCTCCTTAGTTGAGCATCAAATTAAACTATAAACTACCGCATACCCTGCGCTGTTTAAATGGATTCCATCAGTGGTATACATGGCTTTTAAGCCATCAGAATCAGATAAAGTGCTATTCACGTCAATAAAATCAATACCAGTTACAGCACTCAAGCTTGCATTTAATAAGCTTATCTTTGTGTTAGCAGCAACGCAAATAGTGCCTTTCATTGATTCATTACACTTTGGCGTAGAAATGACATGTACATGAATGCCAGCATTTTTTAGTATATTTATTGTGCCATTGTATAGATTAAATACTTGTGTTGATGACGCTCCTCGCCAAAAGTCGTTGATACCAACCAGCATATAAACGTCTGTAGGATGTGCATTAACAACGATATCAATACGTTGTAAGAGAAGCTGAACGGTATCACCGCCATAGCCTTGATTACCTACGCCTACACCCCATGAACCATTAGCGATTAATGAATCACCAACAAACATTGTGGTGTATTGCGTGTTTGTGGTGCGCCATAAATCTATGGTATTTACCCAGTCGCATGTTCTAGTTAGTAAAGAATTAGAAAAATAAAGTATTTGGCCCGGTGTTACGCAAGATGCGTTAATTGCAAAACTTGATGCAAGCAACAATAAGCCAATAATTTTTTTAATCATCTTACTCTCCGCGCAAAAATGTTTGCTCTGTTTAAACTACATGTTCCTGTGAATGTAGCTCTGGCCGCCACATAAACTGTAGTAGTGCTTGCTAAACTTATTCTTCTTTGCAAAGCAAGAATATTGCTTTGTTGCAATGAAGCGCCAGCAACAATGCCACATAACCCAGCGTCATTCATTGTAGCAGAGGTTGTAGTAATACATGTTTCAAGAACTGTCATAGTTAAACCATTAAAATAACAGCTTCCCCATACATCCCAATCTCCTGCTGTAAGGCTAATTGAAGTTCCATTGATAGCCACGGTACTTGTCATGGCTGTTCCTGGTGATGCGACACTTGAAATTAATTCACCAACGCTTCCTGCTGCGGCACTATCATTTGTAGTCGTTCCAATAATTCCAGAAGTTGAGCTAAAAGCCACACTTGCAAATGTAACCGCGCTAGAAGTTGCAATGCTTTGTGGTAAACTTAAAGTCACATTACCTGTTGGGCTAGAAGCAATCACTTGGTTTGCAGTACCAGTAATAGAGTCAACATCACCAGAGGTATGTGTATCTATTGTTGCCCATGTCACACCATCTATAGTGCTTTCAAATACTAAAGACTGGGAGTTAAATCTTATTGTTCCTGCGCCACCTGCTCTTTCAGCAGTAGTTCCAGAGGGCAACGTAACGCCGCCTGTTCCGGGCAAAATTGGATTTGCTGCAATATCGATAACAGGCGTTGTTCCACCAGTTGAAGTTATTCGATTAGCAGTTCCACTAACACTGCTTACTGTTCCTGTGGTTGTAGCTAAAGTTCCACTGGTTGGGAACGTCACGTTTGTTGCGCCAGTCATAGTAAACGTAGATGCAAATGCTCCACTGGTAGCAAGGTTGCCAGCAAGAGTTAAAGTAGAAGTTCCGTTATTAACTCCTGTTCCACCTCTTGCTGGTGATAGCTCTCCAGTCCATCCCAAAGTAAGTGATGCTGCGTTTACAAGAGCGGTAAGTGGGCTGCCTCCAAGAACTAATGTCACATTGGTATCATCAACAGCAGTTAATGCCTCGCCAACTGGATCAGCAAATTGAACCCACTGTGCGCCATCCCAGTATTCAACATCCTGTAAATCAGTGTTGTATCGAAGACCGATTCCTGAAACTGGAATTACTCGTTGAGCTGTAGTTCCTTGAGGGATACCCATGCCAGCCGTGCCGCTTAAAACAGGATTTGGGCTTATTGAAAATGTAGGATTTCCACTTATGCCAGAGCCATCAGCAATCGTAATTTGGTTTGTCGTTCCAGTAAGAATCCTTGTTAACTGCACGCCCGTAGATGTTGTATTAACTACAAAGCCACTTGCAAGCGCACCCATGGCTTGGGCATTAGGAAGTTCGCTTGTTGCTGTTTGTACAAGGTATGTACCCAGTTTAGGAGCAAGACCACCAGAGGATGGTACATCAAATGTAATAATTTCATCATTGTCATCATTCATAGCCCATATTTGATTTGCTCCTAATATGGGTAGAATTTTATCTTTATTGGCAATCGTTGCTGAGACGTTATATCCGGGGTTAACAACCGTGTCGTACATCTGAGCTTGTTGATCAACCAAAGTTAAAATACCAAAGTCTTGGTTTAACATGCTTGGCACAAAATTGGTATTGATATACAAGTTCATGCGAGTAGAGGGTGTATTGCGCACAATCGTTATTATGTCATCTAGTGTGCGCCCAGAAAGAAAAGTTACGCGTACAGTCTCGCTTGCGCCAATAAAGGTTACATTGTAATCGGATGGTGAAACTAATTGCGTGGCATCATCTGGCTCTACACCATCGGCTCTAGCATAAACGTCAATGTCGCTTGCAACATCGGCAGTCCAGTTGGTGTTAAATACGGTTTGTCCAGTCGAAGCGGTTAGCTGCGTTCTGGGAATTATATCGTCTATGATTACTTGGGTCATTTCTTATTCTCCATGAAAACCCTGCTAAATCCGTTTATTCACCCCAGCCTAATGCTTGAGAGTGTTTCTCTGGTAAATCTAAAGAATCAATCCACTTATTGGTTAATCCTCTTATGCCAAGCATCCCAGCCAGCGGTACAAGTCGTGCGGCTTTCTTCGCATCAGACGAGGTAAACTTCCCAGTAATACCTGCCTTAATTAATGATGCTAAATCATCGCTGATACCAGCAGCAGGGCCAAGCACACTCCACTTGTTCCATCCCTGATAGCGCGTAGTTGTTGGCAATAATTTACCATCAAGCAGTTTGTTAAAGGTCTGTAACATGTCGGTGGTATGTCCAAGAACACCACTGTTGCTCACGGTTTCAAAGGCTTTACCAAACCATGTCTGGTCATTATCGGTATCCACTTTTTTGCCATTAGCAAGGTTCCTCAATGGGTCTGTCATCGCACCCAATCCCAACATAAACACAATGCCTTGTAATTTTTGAGCATCTGGGCGTTGCATCATAGGAACAGTATAACGGTTAAATGCTGAAAATCCCCATCCATGAAACATAAATATCATGCCAAGAATTGGGTTGTTTGTCCAAAAAGGCGAAGTGAACATGCCACGTTGGATGATGGTATCGTATACGCCACGCCTAATCGTCATAGCCATACGCGCTACAGCCGCATCATCTTTCCATTCCCAATACTTTGATTGATATGCTCCGGTCTTTTCTTTCCATCCAGTCGAGCCTTCAAAGGCATCAATGAATTTCTTTGACCAAAGCTTTGGGTCTAATCCGTATTGTAATAGTGCAATTTCATCATTTTTTGATAATGTTCCATTTTGGAACTCGTACATATGACGCATAATTTTAGATTGCATAATGCCAGCAACAATGCGCTGGTTGGCATTTTCAATAAAGTTAGTGCCAAAAAAGTTTCCTGATAAGTGACCTACTTTTTCCAATCCACTTTCAAGGTGTGTTGCAATTGGCACGTCACCTACTGAGCCATTGTCGTAGTATTTTGCCGAATAGCCATTATCCATGTGCTGTAATGATAAATGTGCATCAGCGGCATTACGCTTAAAGGCTTCGGTATGTTCGCCATCAAGATACCCATTCATGCTTTGAATAAAAGGTTTTAGCCCGTCACGAAGATAAGGCCATACACCATGCTTTAAAATGATTGCGCCAATGTCTGTAACCTGTGATATGGGTACACCACCTAGTTTTGTTGAGGCTGCAAAATTTTTAACGGCTCTGGTAAAGCGCAATGAACCAGCACTGGCATAGTTTCTTCCCATAAAGGCATCAGTCATTTGCTTCATAAAAGTCGTTGCGGCTCTGAAATCTTTATCGAGTTTGACGTACTCTTTTTCTTTTTGAGCATCGGTTAATTTTTCATCGTCACGAATATCGCGTTCAAGCTTAGTTCGTTCTTCGGATAAAATTCGCGCCATTCCTGCTGGGCCATTTTCACCTTCACGCATATTGATGTCTTTAAACACCTTGCCTAAAGCAATATGACGACCAAGAGCGCGAGCATAAGATGCGGCAGCGCGTGGCACATCAGACGCAATGAATCGAGCGTCATTCAATACTTTGGCAGGGATTAAAAAGGTTCTGCGTTGCAATGGATTAGCAAAGAGGCTAGGCATCATTGAGCCTAATATTGATTGCTGTACTTGCTCTGTCGTGTTGTTAAGGTACAAATTGCGCTGCGCCTCTGCCGCATCAATACGCGCTTGGTCGCTAGCAAAAGGCTTTCTAAATTGCGCCCATTCATTGGGGTCACGAAACGTAATGACGTTCTGGTCTTTAATGAATAATTTTTTATCAATCTCGCCACGATGCGCACGTTGGTGTAATTCATCAGTAAGCTCTTCAATCTTCATATTTAATTGGCGCAATTGCTCTTCAGCAGCTTCAATTTCTTTTTCCAAGGCTTTCATTTTGGTAATGTTGCGCTTGGTGGCTTCTTTGGTCACGTTGGATTTGGCCGAAGACTTGGCCGCAGAAAGCTGAGATTTAAGTTTAGAGACGACTTTCTTCTGGGCTGGTAGTTGTGCCTTTACTTCTTCGATTGGGGCGTGTAGCTCTCTGATTCTTTGGGCATCGGCCATTGTGACAAAGTTTCTGTCTTCAAGGAGAATTGCGATATCCTCATCGTCTCGCGCTCTACGTTCAATTTCTCTCTGAGCCTCTTGTACCCTAATTCTTGCATCGCGGATTTCATTAACCATTGAACGATCATTAGCTTGTCCTGATAGTTTATGTTCTTCTAATTGCTTTAAGAAGGCTTGCGCTTGTTCCAGAGGGCGCGAAATTTCTTCGAGTACAGCGTCCTGCCTTTTGAATTCATCAGCCACCACCGAGCGAAACTTCTCTTGATATTTGACCAATGCCATAGTATCCATATTCTGAGTAAAATAACCACGAGCATTGCGCGGACTAAGTATTTCGGGGTCAAATCCTTTGACTCGTTGTATTTCTTCATAGATGGTATCCGTGTATTGAGTGTACTCCTTAGAAGCCGCATTAATGCTCTTAGAGTGATTAAACTCTTGAGTGATAGTGGCATCCACTACTTTGTAATTAAAGTCTTCCCATGTGGTTCTTTGGCCTTTTAACGCACGTTGTTTTAATGCCTTTGTAGCGTTCTTAACATTGTAACCGCCTTCAATGCCGTTTTCTTCCATGAAATGTCCACGAAAGCGCATGTTAAAGTCTACTGCTCCGGCATTAATAGCCGACATAATGTCTTCGGCAGTATCAGGTCGTGCTTTCCCTTTAAGTACAGACTCGGTAACAATTGAGTGGGAAGCCATAAAATCCGTGTATCCTCGAACCGTAGCGAAACGATTTGACAATCCTTTAACGATTGGGCTTCCCAGAATAGAATTTCCTGCCAGTTTTTGAACTCCGGGGATTCCAAATAGAAATCCTTGCGACATAGCCGCATCAACAAATTGTTGCGCTTCATCAACTTTGGCGGCACTTAAACTATATCCGGGTGATGCTTCGGCTTTCCATGAAACGACTTCACCAGTTTTTTCATTCAGCACAGGGTTAACGTCAATCCCTTCGCCCATGATGTTTGCCATCTTGCGTGTGTTCCAAAGCTTGCCGCCTCGAAACGATGCGCCTAATCCTGCGCCACCTGCCATGAATGCTGCGCCATAAGCCATATCTCTTAGTGAGTTAATGGCAAAGTCGCTTAGATTGCCTCCGGCTTCCGTGGCTTGAATATAGCCTTCATGCGCTACGGTTTGAAGGGCGATGGATGGGGCAGCAGTGATGGTATTCTTGATGACGTTTTCAGCTATCCCTGCGTACTTTGCTCCGGCAGCAAATGGTAAATAGGATGTCGGGCTTAATACTGCTCCACCAAATCCACCAAGCAATGTTGCTGCAAATGAGCCATTATTGTATTCGTCATCTTCGGTAATTTTTTTCAAAACATATTGCTGGCGAGCCGCGATGTCATTAGGGCTTTGTCCTTCGGATATAAAATCCCAATAATTGGGTGGGTAGTCTTTAAGGTATTTATAGTCCATTGCATTAAAGTCATCAGGCACATCATCATCTGCTGGATGAAGAAACTCTGCTTCACGAGCAACGAATCGTCCTGCTTGAGCAAACTCATTGTACTGGCTAAACGCATGACCAAGTGTGTCAAAAAATCCATGCTTGGGCTTTGGCTCTTTAAAGGGAATAGTAGGCGCATCGTTTGGCATAAGCATTGAGCCGGGTTCATCCCGATAGGCTTCTACTGGCAAATGAGCAGTTGATAAAGGCTTTTGTTCTGCCGTATAAAAATCTTCAATAGGTTTAAATTCTGGATTGATAGACATTAACGGAAACTCCTTCCAAGGCGGTTAATGCTGCTGTCCACATGCGCTTCTTCACGGGCTTTCTTTTGCGCCACGTAGCGTTCATAGATTTGCTGTGTGGTCATGCCTGTTGGATTTAAACCCACCATTTCGAAATACCGTTGACGAATACGGTTTTGATTTGGCATGTATACAGGCTCACTCAGTGGCCCTGCGAACCATCCATTCATTGGAGAACTTGGGCCATTGTCTTTGCGCATGGAAACATTGTAGCTTCCAATAATCCCTTGAGCGTCTTGTTGTAGTCCGGGATTAGCAGCAATGGCAATTTGGAATTCTTCAACTTTGCCGCTATCAAAGACGCGCTTAATTTTAATGTTTTCGTCTTTGAATTGTTTTACGGTATTAATCGCTTCATCAAAGGCTTTGTCCTCTGGAATAGATTGAGGAAATGGAGCTAAAGGTGTTCCAGAAAAGCCAGTGGGTTTGCGTGGCTCATGTGTTTTTTGATGAATGACTTTTTGAGCTTGAATAAATTGCTCATAAGTTGGGCGTGGCGCAAGCTCGTATTTAAAGCTGATTCGATTATCGCCTTTTTTCTTGCCTTCATCATAAGCCGCATTCATGGGCGCAATCTGCGTTTGAAGTTGCTCATACAAGTCATGCTTGATTAATGGGTTAGCTCCTTCATCCAAACCTATGGTTTTTTCTACTGGCTGGAATACAAACTCTTGTTTTCCATTAACGGCAGTCACACCCCATGCGCGCTCAATCCCTTCGCGAGTCATTTTGGTTGCGCCAACTACATCACCGTTTAGATATTCCATATTGGATTTGAATATATTTTTAACATGCTGCGCAAAGTATGGTAGATTATTTACCGTAGCACCATCTCCAAGATCAGCAAACTGACTAGCCCAAGAGTTGAGCCGTGAAGGCGTATTAACTGTTGTCGATTCCCATTGTTTGACAAGGGCAGTATTAATTTCCATTTGTTCTGGCGTTTTCTGTAAAACAACCTCATTAGCCTTTTGAGCAGCGACATCAGGGTCATTGCCGTCCTCCATCTGGGATTCAAAGTTGGTCATCATCGCCAGCGCACGTTTGTCCATGCCATTTAAAACACTGGGGTTAGTATTTTTAAGCGCACGATAAGCATTAAGGTTTCTAAGCATTAACTGCGGATTGCCTGATAAAAATCCAGCATTCATTTGATGGGTAAACGATTGTATTGGACCGCCTGCTGTAGCCATGGCTTCGGCTTGCGCTTCAAAGTCATCAAGGGTTCGGCCACCATCAGCAGCACGTTGTTGGATGTCTTGTCCGGCTTGTATCAATGCCACATCTTTGGTTTTATTGGAAGCAGTAGCCATTGCATATGGGCTATTCCATTGCGGCATTAAGGCTGATACTTTTTGATTGTCGCCATGATTTTTGCGCTGGTAAGTAGCAACTTGCGCCATAAAATTATTGAATCGGGCTTTGCTTGTTGATTCAGATTCTAATTGCGCAATAAAGTCTGGAGTCAGCATCCCTTCGTTTAATAAGCGATTTGCTTCTGAATAAAGGCTGGTTTCATTGCGTTGTTGGAATGATTCTTGCAATTGAACTTCACCCATGACATTTCTAGCAATGCCTTCCCATTCCAGCGTAGTTACGCCATCTGGCTTTTTGGTTAGTAGTTCCGCTAAGTATTGGTCAGCATTTTTGTTGTTATAAGCTTTTAATGCCTCTCCTGTATACAATCCGGTGTATAAGCTATTCTGTGCTGATTTTCTTGCGGCTTCGGCTTGCAATGGGGTGTACATGCCACTGGATGACATAGACTTAGTACGTGATACCATGTCGTCTGCCATTTTTTTGGCTGAATCAATATTGCCAGCGCGCGCAGCTTCATAAATGGAAGACAGTTGCGAATTGTTATAAAGTGAGGCATTTTGTAGGGCTTGTTGCTTTTGCTGCCCAATCATTTTTTGATTAAGACTTGCAGACGAATTCATTAAGTTTGAATTAAATTGATTAGCTAAAGCCGCTTGCGCTTGCATTGGTGCTTTATCGATGATGTCATTTAACCCTTCACTCATGTTCTTCGTGTAGGTTGCAATCATATCTGGCGTAAGCTTCCAAGCTTTTGCAAGCTCTGCCTGACCTTCTTGCATCATCTTGGTGGCTTGTAAGCCTAAAGTGTTTTGCGATTGTGTAATGTAGGTATCGGCAAAGGCTTTGTCTGCCATTGTAATAGGTGGCAATATAGAGCCAGTTGGGTTTTGTCCAGCTTCATAGCCGCGCTTTTGCGCAAGCGTTGTACTTGCTGTAATAGCCAATTGAGAGCCAAATGTACCTAAGGCAGTTGGAGTTAAAGCCATGCTGTCAAAGGATTGCGTGTAAGGCGCATTGCCAACGGTTGCGTTTAATTTAACTTGAGAGCCAAATTCAGGAATTGGTTGCGTAGCCATTAGTACCCCCAAGAGAAGTTGTCAGGATTAACCCATTTATTTTCTTTCGGAGTTTTATTCCCAATCAGTCCGGGCTTTAAAAGTGAAGTGGTTTGTAGGGTGTTTAAAAAGTCTTTTGTCAGGCTTTGCCCTAGTTGGGTTTCTGATTGAAGGCTGTGTAGTCCAGATAGAACATGATTTGCACGAAGTTCTGATTCAGACGCTAACAGATTCATTCGGCGTTTGCGTTCATCATTGTCAAAAGTATTGATTGATTTATTGATTCCTGAGTAGCTTGAGCCACCACGGTTGCCACGCGCTGCTTGTATGGCAATTTGTGAGCCAACATTTTGTCGAAGTTGTTTCATTTCATCAAGAGAGGCATCAGCACTTTGTAAGCGAATGGCTTCCAGATTAGTTGTATATTGCTCTTGCTCAAGTTTTCGTCCAAGTTTAATATATTTTTCTTGAGACTTGGCTCCGAATATACTTGATACCAATCCTGCTGCTTGCATGGACAGTAAAAAGGCTGTCATTGGATCCATTCGCTAATCTCCTTTTATGCGTCTACTTTGTAGAATATTCCTGTTAGCTTCATGCCAAACGGTTCTCTATGATTGATGGTAAAGCTACTTTTATTAAAATCATCCCATCCACCAAACACTGATATCTCAAATGCACCAGTTTGTGGTACAGGTGGAAATCCCGGAGGATTGTCTACCAGCGTTTTCATAGCAATTGGAAATGTTAAATTATCTTGCGTTATAGTACCACCAATCGTATCAGCAAAAAGGAATGACACGAAGCGTAAATGTTTGGTATCAATTAAATTTGAGCTTTTAGGATTACCAGTCATTGATAATGAAATAGGCAATGGCGTAATTTCTACATTAATTGGAAAGCCGTATTGAGCTTCGGTTATTTGTTGAGCTACACCGTGAGCTTCAAAATTGACAGTATTGTTAATGCCTATTGTTTCAAACCCGTAGCCATCACCTTGCATTAACACATCTTGCGCATTAAATCTTATAGTTCCACCAATAGACGAGGTAGCACCGCTAACTAAAGGAGTTGGGTAAATGCCGGCACAATCCATTTGAACATCAAAATCTAGTTTTTCAACAAACAAAAATGAAGACAATGGGTAAGCTGTAACACTTGCAGTTGTTCCAAAGTTTGTAAATGCAATAGCATTTTCGTCAGCGGTCGCATCTTCTTGGGTTAAATAAACTTTAAAAGTATCCGCTGTAACACCAACTACCCAGTAGTTTGTGTTCAATTCTATCTGGGGGCTGCTTGTTGGTAGCGCAGTTACTGCTGTAAACACAGCGGCAGTAAAAGTGGTTGTATCAAAATTACTTCCTACTGCCGTTAAGGTGTCTGATGTATTAGCGGTTAATGCAATTGGTGATGCGGCAATACCAAATTGTCTTTCGGTTAAAAACCATGCTCTGCCATCAAAATTTGAAGTAACGCCTCGGAAATAAGCATTACCATAACTTTGTTCAAATTCAGCTTCTGTAAAGCCAGATACGTTTTCTCCAATGAGCGATTGATATATCGCCATTGTGCCATCGGCATTGACTATAAACATATAACGAGAACCTGCTCGAACCCTGTCGGTATAAGGAGCTTCATCAATTGGCGTGCGGATTAACTGCTCATTGGCTACGGAAATAATGTTTGAAGTATACGCATTATTAAAGCCATCCCAAAGAAGGCTATGCGCATCATTGCCTGACAAAATAATAATCTGGTTATCAATCCCCTGTGGCTGAACTCTATCAGCAGGGGTTGAATCTTGTAGGCTCAAAGAAAAATTATTTGGAGTAATTGCAGTTTCAACGGAAAGTGGCGTTGAATACACCCCTGAATTTGTGTGAACCGTTAAGCTTCGGTATGGCACAATAAACTGAATGTAGTTGACTGTATCGGATGTTGGAAACCAGCTTATCGCGCTGTCGTCATCAGAATCGGCCAAATCATCAAAATCATTAAAGTCGTTAGTAACCGAACCCCATAATCCATTGCTTAATGTATCGGTATTGGCAAAGAACGCGCGGTTTTGAAATGAAGAGCATTTTCGAGGCCATCCTTGTGTATCAGACCACGCAGGTTCAGTGATTAATGATTGAGTACCCGGTATGGCTGCTGTTGAGTTAAATGCTTGAATAATATCAACGGTAGCTTGGTTTGTACCATTGGTTGCGGTAATTCGTGCGATACCGCCATTGCCACGAAACGCACCACCTACATACTTTGAAGTAAAATTAAAAGCACCTGAACTTCGTGTAATAATAATCCCATAACCTGTAGTGGCAGCAGGGGTAAAAGCCGAAGTGTCATAGCCGCCACTAAAGTCAAACTGCGGTAAATTACTAAATGCAACATCTGAAAATGCCCATGTATTTAAAATAACAACAAAGCCTCCAACGCCAGCAGCCGATACAGAATAGAAATTAATATCGGCAGCCGCCTCTTCCGCAGTCGAGTAAATTCTTAAACTTGTCGTAGTAATGGCTCGAACAAAATATGTTCTATTTAAATGAATTTGTGGTGAGGTAGTAGGTAAACTTGTTCCTGTAGTAAATCGCGCTGGCCAAAATCCATTTAAAGTCACGGGATTTGCAATTAGGACGGTACTGCTAGGCGCGTCAATTGTTGTAATGCCATTGGCAGCATTAGCACTTCGAGTTAAGTCTTTAGGTCTATAAATACCCGTAGTTACTCGAAATCTGTTTTCAAGAACAGTGTGATCAATAAGGCTTACTTCATCACCTTGTATAGGGCTTGCTACAGTAGCAACTCGCTCACCTTCTAAATAAATATCAATTGAAGCTGGGTTAAATACTACAAGATAGCAACACTCGTTTAAGTATTGAAATGATTTAAAATAGACTTGGGTGTAGTCTATAGTTCCCGGAACTTGAAATTGTAAAACCGTGCCAAATCGCTTGCCAGCAGAACCTTGTGGGAAGCATATCACATTCTTGGCGCGTTTTAATCCTTGGTAATAGGCTTGCAGGGTCACTCGTGAATACATTAAAGGCGATAATTCACCTTTCGCAAAAAAGTCCTGCGACCATAGTATGTGTGCCATTTTTCATCCTTAACCTACTTGATTGCCAATAATAGTACCAAGGTTTCGGTTAGCAAGAACAGGGAAGGTGGCCTGTGTGAATTGAGGGCGATTCTGAGCCTCAACCGCTGCGCACATGGCATATGCTGATACTCGCTTGGCCTCAAGTGGATTGTAATAATCGGGGCGTTCTGCGCTCGCCAATGCTAAATAAGCAGCAATCTCGTAAACGAAATATTGGACAAAGTGAGCTGGAAGCTTCGAGATATCCGGCATGAAGATATACTCCATGTACCATTCACCTTGAAACTGCGCATAAATTTTAGAATTTTCATAAATATCCCAAACATAAATGTTTGGATAAACGCGAATCGTTTTAAGCCAGCCAGCCGGAAGCAAATAAATTGTTTTCCAAGGCGTAGGAGGCACTTCAACGGATTCAGAAAGCTGTTGTATCTGGGTTGCAAATCGCCAGTTGTTCTGGGCAAGCACCGCAGGTAATAGCATATCAAAGGCTTGCTCTGCGGCTACGACCATCTGATCGCCACCTTCAAAGCTTACAATAGGGGCATGGCCCAGCAAACTGATTGCATTGCTAACAATACTTTCTTTTGACTGAGCCATGTAAGTTCCTTAGGCTGCTTTTACGCTATACCACATATCAACCACCCAAGTGCTATCCCCAGTAGTGAATGCACCAGTCTGATTTGATATGTATATGCCTTTGTTTTGAACAGTTGTATTGGCTGCTGCTGCTTGGGCACCTTGTAATTGGAAGGTAGAACTAGCCGCCAATCCATTAATGGTTGCCGCTGCTATTGTTCCTGTTGCCTGCGTACCAGCACCATTTGCCGTAGAGTCATATTGCACTACCACTGCTCCACCTGCAGCATACTGTGCCGCAACATAGGTCATAACAGCCGTCACATTATGTACAACAATCTGGGTGCCTGCTCCTTGATTTGCTAGCAAAAGCACAGGAGTAGCATACATACCATTCCATTGCGCAGCGGTAAGTGTAGTGCGAACATGCTGAATAAGGTTCTTGCTGATAGATATTGCCCCGGAAGCAATGATAGTAGCATCTCCGCTCATGACAGTTGATGTAGCCACTCCTCCTGCACTACCAACCAATATATTTCCAGAAGCTAAAGTTGCTAACTTACTGAAATCAATTGCAGCTGCAGCATTAACCTTTGAATTAATTATCGCCCCATCAACGATGTTTGCCGTATCCACTGAGCCTGAAGCAGTAAATCCTCCTACTGTAATCGTTCCCGCATCTCTATTAACAGCTACAACTTGAAGCATGTTAGATGCATTCGTGCCTACTGCAATAATGATGTCACTTACGGCTAAGTCATAAACAACGTCCGAGAAATAATTGGCCGCACTAATCGTAGAAATAGTATCTACAGATGATGCGTAGCTAAAAATACCAGGACCATTTTCATAGACTGGTGTTTCACTAGGGTTGAAGGTTGTTAAAATCCTTCCTGCATTATATGCGCTGGAAACACGGGTAAATCTATTGATATCAAAAGCCATTTTAATCTCTCCCTTAATTAGACTGATTCATCGCACTCAATTGCTATTACGCCGCGTGGATCGATAACCACCGCACCTGCTGAGAAAATGCCATTGACTAACCAAGAAGTTCTATCCGGCAAGTAGTTAATCTCAGTTCTAAAGTCATGACCGATAGCCATCCCTGTAGACATTTTGTGCCACGCTAACGCAGTTAAAATATCTCCAGTTTTAGGAAGGCCGCCTTCAGTCATTTGTGGGATTGTTACTAAGTTGATACCTAAATAATCGAGCACCCAACCACGGTCCAGGATTCTATTTTCGGTATAGAATGTAGAAACGAATTGATCATCTTGCATAAGAGACCTGACATTAGAGGCGCTTAATGCAATCCAGCGCTCACCTTTTGGAACTGCATTGTTTTCGAAGTACTCATAAACCTGAGTAAACTTCTCATAGTTGAAGTTCGTGCCGCCATTAGCAACAGTAGTGCCGGGTCCTGCTGCTAATGCATCTATGATAATCTGGTCAGAACGTCTACCCATACCTTGACCAACCAGCATGGCGTTTTCCATTTTGGCATCAAAGTTAACAGTAAGTTCCTGAACAGTATCAACCGCAGTAGGAGTAGTGTACTTTTGAATCAAGCAAGTAACTTTGGTGTAGTCTGGATCTTGAATAGTAACGGCAGCTAAGTAAGCAGTAGGCACGGAGATAACTTGGTCTACTTTACGAAACTGTTCGTAAGCACCGATAACATTATTTTTTAAACGCACGGAGTCTCTAAGCAAAAAACCTTTAGAACGGTATTCGGCTTTTACTAACTCATCGAAGTCTGTTTGTTGTACAGCAGTAAGTGACATTGACATGATAATCCCTCATCAAATAATTAAGAACGTCTTGCCGAAGCAGGCAAATCGTGGCTAATTACTAATTAGGGCTATCACGTATTGAAGGTGTCCGTTAGGGCTTCTGTGAGAGGTGTCCTGTTCGTATTTGCTATTAGTGTAGTAAACAATTATTGCAATGTAAAGCCCACCCTATCGGTAGGCTATCTTCCAACAATCGATTCCAGTTTTTTCTCCATCTCTTTTCGGTACGCTGGGTCTGTTTTGTATTTGGTGTAATTGGTGTTTAACTCAGACCGATACTCTTCCAGCGTCATACCACCTGTGGATACAGACGCATTGCCACCGGGAACTAAAGAAGTTTGTCCAAGCATTTTGTTTCTGATTTCTTCAAGAGCTTCAATTTGTTCTGCCGTTCTCATGCCAGCCGTTAACGCATTAAATGCTCGCTCAGTTAGATTAGAGCGCGCCCAGTTGTTTAATTTCTGTAGACGCTCCGTGGCATTTTCTCCAAGCTTGGCTTTCTCTTCCATCATGTCTGGCTTGAACTCGTCAAGATACAATCCAACCGTATCAAGGAATTTGTCCATTACTTCTTGAGGCACATGTTTTGATTTAGCAAACTCAGCCATTTCTTGGAATGGTTCATAATCAGGCTCAATCCATGCTTGCCCTTTAGAGAAATCATACTCCTTGGGTGCTGTGCCTAAACGAGACTCTAGCTCTTTGTAGGCTTTGGCAACGTCTGCGACTGATTTATATTTTTCAGGCAAGAACTGTGGACGCTCTCCTTGTCCGGGTGTGTTTTCATCCCAGAACCAGTTAGGGGTATTGCCTCCTTCTGGCGCAGTTGTTCCGCTATTTTCTGGAGTTGTATCTGGTGGGGTAATAGTGCCTTCATCTAGTAAACTCATGTTGATTGTTTCTCCGCTTCGATTCTTTGTTCGTGGGCCTTAATGCTTCCACGGATTAATCTAAACGCCTCTTTGAACCCTTCGTAATAGAGTGCCGCATGTCCTGCGTTTGGCATGGCTGGATTAACAAAGCCGGGCAACAAGTATCGTTCGACAAATTCGTTAAGCAGCTTTTTCCCATCCTCGCTTTGGAAAACAAAATAACAAAGCTTATCCAGCTCCACTACATCAGGGCGCAGTTTAAGTTCATCAATTTTTTTCTGATAGCCTTCAAAGTAATTCTCTTGTTGTAAATAAGGATTTTCTTCACTCATTACTGTGGTGCTCCTTGGGGTTGTGGTTCTTGTCCATCAGTATTTGACAACATGTCATCTTGCATGTTCTGCGCATCCTGCGCGGCTCTTTGAACATCTTCGGGTGAATTTAAATATCTTGCGTCAACCTGCATTTGCTCAGCAATTAGGTATGGGGCTAAACCGGGATTGATATACATCAACGCAGGGCCAGGGCCAAATACGCCTTGCATCAATTGGTAGTACTGGGTAAATCGTGCGATGTCTTGTTGTCCTTTTGCCAATGCCAATGGTGATCGGTATCGGAAATTTATCTTCATGCCTTTAATTTTAGGAGCAGGTAACAATCCCATCTTATCCAGAATGTAAGAACATCGCTTGATTACAGGCCAAAGGAACTCTTGCTGTAACCGTGAGAATAAAGGCCCAATCCGTTGAGCCAAATTTTGTTGCTGAATCATCACAGCCGCAGCCGTTTCAGGCTGAATGCTTTGATTGGGGTTCACGTCATTAAACAGCAGTGTCTTAATCTGATTGCGCAAATCCATAATGGTTAATTGGGAGAATTGAGGATTACTGGAATCAGGTAGAGGTATGAGCGGAGGCGAACCACCACTGCCGATTGGCGCAATAGGTATGACTGTAAACGGTTCAAGCTTAAATGTATGTGGATTGAATACCGCATCGGAGAACCCCATGTAAGGCTTGAACGTATTTAGATTGGCCGCTGCTAACTCAATTCGAGCGAGTTCGTTCAAAGAGATAATTGAAGGCAGTGCGTCCATGACTGGGCCGCGACCAAAGACTTCTGAGTTTACTTTCTGGAATCGCCAAACGATTCCGGGGTTCGTCTCAAATTCTTCACACAAGATTGGGCATTCTGCATTCCCAACCATGTAGATATAAGGCTTTTTACGGTGAGGCATGTACATCACGCCCTCGTATAAAGTTTGTATTGTAGCGTCTGGATTGTCTGCCACCATCATAATCATGTCTGGAGTAAGCGTGGCGTTCTTCCAACGGATTTGGATTTCATTAATCTTTACATCTTCCCAATACCGATACCATGACTCAACACGCCCAGTCATTGCTTCTTCAATAGCAAGCTTATCCATCGGTACAGAGCTAAACATAAGGGGCTGTTCATCGGTAAATCCGTTTATCACCAAACAGCTTGTTCCAATTGCCAAGTCAAAGTAACACTCATTTATAACCACATCAAAATTTGATTCATGAATGTAGACAAAAAGCTTTCGCATGTAGCTGTCTAACATCTCCTGAATGCTATTGCGGTCAATGTCTTCCTCGGTATCAAATGTTTCATCAATATCCAAATAACCCCACTGTACTTGCGGAGGTGTCATGGCATCGTGAAGTTTTGATACGAAAGTTTTAGTGGCTTCTACGGCAGTCGTGTCGTAAATTCGTGTTCCTTTGAATTCACCTTGCTGCTCTTTTGGTCTGTAAAATCGGTTACGATAAGGCACGGCATAGTAATAACACGCTTCAAGTAATGATGCCCATAAGTCGGCTACTTGCTGCGCATTGCCACGTCTTTTCATAAATAATTGCCAAGTCTTTTGAGGAACTAATTCCTCTTCAAGATTGGCTACTGGTTCCATGTAGCGTATATACATGTGCGTCCTTGTATTAACCTAAAGTATCAGAATACCCCGATACGTTTCCACGCATATCCGTGCGCCCTTGAGTAGCCATTTCTTTTGATGCTGCGTAATTTTGAACCTGACTCATGGTCTTCATTTGGTTCATTTCACGCACCATTGGATTGTATGACATCTGAACGTCTAAGTTCTGCTCACCTACTCGCATAGGTTGTGCAATGTCACTCGCTCCTGTCATGCTGTACATCGAGTTTTTTGTCAAACTTTTCATATGGATATTCCTTATCCTAAGGTATTGCCATAACCTTCACTTGCCTCGTCTAAAAAGCCCGGAGCGCGATAAGCACGTCTTGCACTTTTAATTTGCTTCTTAGATATTTTTTCTTTTTCAGCCGCGCGTTCGCCTTCTACACGAGTTTTTTCTTCGGCCATATCTGCTTTTTGTTTTTGATAGAAATCGATTTGCTCGGCCACAGCTTGATTCGCTGCGCGTCTGTCTGCTGAATGCTGGTGAGGAATGGCGTTAGATATAGCTCTTTCTGCGCCCTTTAGCCATTTAGATAATTTGCTCATTGGTTTAATCTCCCTTAAATCCAAATGTGAACATAAATAACTTTTTCTTTAAACTCCGTTTCCAAGATTTCGCGATCAACAAATTGAATCGCATATGGAATATTAATCTGTTTTTGCAGCTTTCTCAATTGAGACAGAATTGTTGGCACTGTGGACTCCCATCCGTAACACGTCTTCCTTAACCTTTTCAAGTTCTTCTTGTAACTTGAATGATTCAAATGCTCTAATGCCTACGTTGATTGATTCCATGAGTTGCTTGACCTCCGAGGCCGAGAACTCTTCTTGGTTTGCCAATTCAACTAACTGCTGGTATTGCTTGTAGGGATCGGATTTCGGATTAATTCCGAAACGCACACGATTTTTCCCAATCCCATAACGCTGCGCACCTGTAAGCCGCCAGAAATCGAAGTTAAAAAACTCTTCATCTTTGCCGCGCTCACCTTCCTCTTCCCAATTACTCTTTGATAAAATCTTACCGTAAGCGTAACATCGTGCGAACAGTTTATACTTCTTAATCCAATTGTAAAATAGGGCATCGCTTATTTGTGCTTTCTTACAAAAAGCAGTCATCGTGCCTTCATCGTTCATTACTTCGAGTATCATAGGGCAGTGGATTTCTTCTTTGTAATCCCTGTCGCCTCGTTTGAATTGCAAATACAGTTCTTTTGCGTCAATCTTCGACATAAATGAAATTCCCTTTCATATGGTTTAATATAACACAACACTTACGTTTAAGGATAAATGTCATGCTAGATTGCTCACAATTCCGTAGTTTAATTGTAGAACCAGTTTTGTCAAAACTTCGACTCTATTCAAAGAATGCCGAAGAGTTACTTGTTTTTACCTGCGCTGCCGAATCCTTGGGCGGTACTTATTTGCAGCAAGTAAAAGGCCCAGCCGTTGGTATTTACCAAATGGAGCCGATAACCTATACGGATATATGGGTTAACTATATACGCGCACGTAACCAATTGGCTACCCTTATGGCTATCCACTATGGCTGTAATAAGATTCCCGAAGTGGAACGCATGATTTATGATTTACATTTTGCCACGGCTATGGCGAGAATTCATTACCTTCGTATGCCGGGCAATCTTCCTGATGCGAAAGATATCGATGGGATTTGGGATTACTATAAGAAGTATTACAACACTGAAAAAGGCAAAGCCAAAAAAGAAGACTCTATCAAAAAGTACCAAGACTTTATTCGCTCTTAAAGCAGTCGCGATGTTGGAACGCTTCTGAGAGGTTGACTTCGTGGAAGCATATACCACATATAACCATCGTAAGATTCTTGCTGGTAGGAGTTACCGAATATCCGGCAGGAATCCATTTATGATAAGGCTCAAATCCTTCTGCCGCTTTCGGGCATCTTGACGCTTTCAAATTCCAATCATCGCAA